TGTTGAAAACATCGCTTCCTGCATATGAGGGATTATATTGGGATGAGAATAAAAAGAAGGTGAGAATCGTAAGTACATGTCGAAATGCAGGTACTTGTAAAAAGTATTGTTTTCAACAAAAAGGCGGTCCTATTCAATATGAAGCAGCATCGCTTGATAAAACAAGAGCATTGAATTTTCTTTTAAATCATTGGGACGAGTATAGGCAAAAAATATATGGCGAAATCGCTGCAGCAAAAACTATTAATGATAGTAAAGGTTTAAAAACGGTTATCAGGTGGCATGATTCTGGTGATTTTTTATCAGAACAATATCTTGATTTAGTCATGGAGATTGCAAGGAATACGCCAGATGTGTTGCATTACGCTTATACCAAAATGATACAGTTTGCTAAAACTGCATCAGAGGGCAGTAAAGTTCCAGATAATTTTATTTTCAGATTTTCAGTTGACCCGGAATCTCCCGATAATGCATTAATTGATAAGTTAAAGGACAAACATGCTGAAGTAGTTCCGAAACAAATTTGGAAAGAATTTGTTTCTGTTGTTTCTGAAGTTGTAATGGGTGTAAAGGGAAGACCCATGATGGTAAAGGACAGGAAAACTGGAAATATAATAGAGAAAAAACAAAACAAGTATTACTACCACCCCAATGAAGGAAACGACCCAACTAAAGGATTGCTTGGACTTAAAAAGTCAATTGCAGATTTTTACACAATTCCGATTGAAACAATCAAAGCATTTCATGAGATGCCCGAAACTGAGGAAGGAAGAAATAAATGGAATGTTATTGTTACTCCTTCAGATGCTGATAGCGCAGCACATAGGCAAGACGTACTTGGAGTATATCTCTTAATACATTAGAAATTAAATTAGTATTTATATAAAAAATCAAGAATATGAAAAATGACAACAAACAAAGACTTTTTGAAGTCATGGGTAAACTCGATAAGACATTCAAACCTAAATTAAATGAAGGTTTTGAAAAACAGATACCTGCTGAAACTGGCGCAGAAGCACCCGTTGAAGAACCAGTAGAAAAAACTCCCGAAGAAAAACTTGCAGAATTGACAGCAAAAGTTGATGAACTTTACGCTATGCTTCATGATGAAGAAGAAGAAGAAACACCTGCTGAAGAAACTGGCGCAGAAGCTCCTGAAGAACTTACCGAATGGAATTTCGACAAGAAAAAGGGTGAGAAGAAAGAAGAGAAAAAGGAAGATTCTGGTAAGAAAAAATGGAACTTCGAAAAAAGGGGTGATGATAAAAAAGAACCTGAAGAAAAAGAAGAATCTGAAGCACCTAAAGAAGAAAAGGTAGATGAGGCTAAACCAAAAATTCCCGTAAATGCTATTGCAAAAGTAGGAAAGTAATAAACTGACTATAATTCATGACCGAAGACAAAAAAATACCAAGGGTCTGGTCAGGCAGATTTTGGAAGAAAAATAGCATTTCAGATATACTGAAAGAAGTTATTGAACCTGACACAGTTGATGTATCATCTATTCAGATGCACGATACGTTATCGCCACTTATTTGGGATGGTGAGACGATGAAACCGGAAGTGAGAAAAACATTATTGTTGAATGCCAAAAGATTTATTGAATTTTCAGATGTTGAAAATCTCAAATTCAAAGATATTATGCTTACTGGTAGCATGGCAAACTATAACTATAATGAAAATTCCGATTTGGATGTTCACGTCATTTTAGATTTCGGTCAGGTTTCAGAAAATAAAGAGTTTGTTGGCGACTTTTTCAGGTTAAAAAAACAATTGTGGGCAGATAAATTACCGATACAGGTAAAGGGGCAGGATGTTGAAATGTATTTTCAAGATGCTGCCGAACCACATCATGCAAGTGGTACATATTCGTTGATGAAAGATGAGTGGATTAATAAACCAATAAAGAAAATTGTAAACATAGATACTGCCGATGTTCAATTGAAGTCTGCAGATTTCATGAATGCGATTGAAGATTTGGAACGTGATATGACTCAGGAAGACTTTTTGAAAAAATATGAAAAATTTAAGAATAAAATAAAAAAATACAGACAAGCAGGACTTGATACTGGCGGTGAATACTCGGTAGAAAATATTGTATTTAAAATTTTGAGAAATACTGGGTATCTTGAGAGAATGATTGAGCTTAAAAACCACTATTTGACACAGGAATTAAGTTTGAACGAATTTTTAGATTCAGAACTATGAAAAGAATAATTGTTAAGAAGGAACATTTGGTCGAGTTTGTCGAAAAAAAGAAAGCTGAAAAGGTTTTCTATAAAATCGTTGAGGATTTGCATAGAAATGTGAAGTTTTTAAATGAAAGTATTTCACATAAAAAGGCGAACCAGTCTGTTATTGAAAACTATAAAAGGAAAAATCTGATAACACCAAAGGTTTTTGAGATGCTTGTTAAGCACAAAATCATAAACGAAAACTATGAAATAATATAGGAATAGTATTTTTTTGTTCTTAATTAAGTATTTATAAAAAAATGTAAAGTAAATAATAGTCATTTTAAAAATATAAAAATGAAGAAACATAATTCAAAGGAAGCTTTTTACCAGAGGCTTCAACAATTAGCAGAAACCAAAAAAACTTCTGTAAAAGAAACACCGACACGTAATTTGGGTACTTTAGTAGACTATAAGAGAGCAGCAGATGGTGTTGCTTATGGTATCATTAAAGAACAGCATCTTTACTACGTTAAAAAAGCCGGGTTAAAACAAGACCCGAATATTGCAGACTTTGCATATATCGGTGGGTTGGGAAATATCACCAATTTTCAATATAAATCTTTGGCTGAAGCAGATAAACAAAGAAACATGATGTTTCATACTATCAATGAAGCTATTACATTAAAGCCAAATAAATCAGTTGGTAAGAAAAGATTAAATGAAGATAAAGCTGGTCAAGAAATTGACCAAGCAGCAAGTAAAATTGGTGATTTAGATGCAGCTACCGATGCTGCAGCAGCACCTGCACCTGAGATGCCAGCAGATAATGGCGAAGCAGAAATGGCTGCTGGATTAGAAGCAGAACCTGCAGGTGAAATGCCAGCAGAAGAACCTGCTCCTGAAGGTGGTGAGGGAATGCCAGCAGAAATGCCAGCAGAAGAACCTGCACCAGAGGGTGGCGAAGAAGTTCCTGCTCCTGAAGGTGGTGAAGAAATGCCAGCAGAAGAACCTGCACCAGAAGGTGGTGAAGAAGTTCCTGCTGAAGACCCTGAAGGTGGTGAAGAACCAGCAATAGGTGCTGAAGACGAAAAAAGTCTTACAATCAAAGAAATTGAAAAAACTCTTGGTAAATTAACTGGTAAAATCAGAAAAACTGAATTAGAACCAACTGACGTTAAATCATACGTTAATTCATTTCTCGCATCCTTCAAAGATAAATTCGATGAAGTAGAAATTGAGGACAGGAAAGCAATGGCAGATAAAATCTTAAAAGTTGTTCCTGATGAAGATGTTGAAGATTTGGGTGCTGACGTTCCGCAGAATGGTGCTGAAGAAGAAGTTGCTGAACAGCAATGTGCTGAATGTGGTGGCTTTGGTAAATATGCAGAATCAAGGGGATATGATAGTCCACAAGCATTTATGGAATGTGGCGAAGAAGAACAAGGCAACGTGATTAGCGGATACGCAAATGCACATAATGACGGCATGAATGATGGCGACATTAAATTGGTTGCATTGCTTGTTGGTCCGGGTATGCTTGAAAAATTAAAGGGCGAATATGGTCACGAAGAATATGCAGAAAAACTTGCACCAGAAGTTAATGCTTTGAGCGAAGCAACCGAAGAAGATAAAATGGCTCAAATTAATGAATTTTGGGGTGGTCTAAAGGGTGCTTTCAATAGAGCAGCACAACCAGTTAAACAAGGTGCACAAGCAGTTGCAGGTGCAGCACAAAGGGGCGTACAGGCAGTTGGTGGTGCTGTTAAACAAGGTGCACAAGCAGTTAAGGGTGCAGCACAACAAGCTGGACAAGCAGTTGGACAATATGCACAAGGTGTAAAACAAGCATATCATGCAGGTGAAGTTCCAAGTGAAATTAAGAAACTCGAAACAATTGCTGCTGACTTAGGTAAGCAAATTGCTGCTTTAAATACAAGGTTACAGAAAGCTGGTCAACAGCCAGTTAATGTTAGAAGTATTTTAGCTACAATTCAGAATCAGGTTGGTGCAAAAGGTGCTGCAAGTTTAGGTAAATTCGGTGTTGCTGCAGAAGGAATGGTTGATGCTGGTAATGTTGAAGTACAGCCAAACGTGTTGAAGGAAGACGATGAAATCGAAACCGAAAAACCTGAAGGTGGTGAAGAAGAAAAAGAAGAAGTTGGATTTGCATCAGATGCTATTATTGGTGGTGGTGTTGTAAAACCAGATGGCGCAGGTGTTGAAATTGGCGAACCTGAAGGTAAGGGTGAAAAAGAGATTGAAATTAAAGATTCAACCGTAAATATCACCGTTAATGAAATAAAAAAGCAGGGTAAACCTTTTATAAGTCCAGCACCAAAAGGCAAAACCGTAAAAGGTAAGGTGGTTAAGGAAGAGGAAATAGTAAGTGAAGCTGAAATGAAACTCAGAAAATATATTCGTGCACGTCTTGAAGAAAAGATTGGTCTGAGAAAGGCAAAATTAACCGAAGGTAAAAAATCAGCAGTAATCACAAAACTCGATTCAATGATTGATGAACAGTTTAAGTTATATGAATCTGTTGATGAAAATTTCGGAGATAAAATGCTTAGTTGGATGGAAAAGGGTAGTCAATGGGCAGAAGGTAAATTGAAAAAGCAAAAAGAATTAAAAGCTGCTCTTGATACATTATCAATCGACAATGATGGAGAATTGAATCATTGGATATTTAAAACATTTCCATTAGATTTTGAAGGTGGTATTAGAAATTATCTTTTCAGAACACCAGCAGAATCAAAACTCAAAATCTTACAGCAAGCTGCAAATGACCCAGCAGGAATTGGGAAAGTGAAAATTGGTGCTAACAATTGGGTTGAATATGTTCCAGTAAATCCGATTGAAGCAGGTCCTCCAAGTGGATTTGCACAAGGAAGAAGCAGATTAGGTGTATAAAAACATCGAAACTATAAAATAATAAGAAACCGAACCCAAAAAGTTCGGTTTTTTTGCAACCTTTTTTTATTACCATCGTATAAGTACGTATGAAAACAGAATATAGAACATACGGAAATGCAATTAGAGTATTAAGAGGTAAAAGAAAAAACGACCAATTAGTTGAATTGGCAGAAGCTCAACGTGATTTCGAATACCGAAGACTTTTGATTGAAGAAAGGGAACTTGATTTGTTCGTATATTACAGTCGAGCAACGGTTTCAAATTGGATTTCATGGGCACTGATATTTCTTTCAATATTCTTTTTTCAATATTCGGTGATGTTTATATCACTATTTATAATTTCACTTTCCTTTCAATTGGTGAAATATTTCTGGAATAGAAAATTACAAAATACATTTCAAAAATACATCTTTTCATTAAAATTAGTTGATGGCGTGATTAAAAATGATTACGGTATTTCACTATCATAATTTTCAGTATTTATAGAAAAATCACGATATGAAAGATGAAGACTTAAAATTAAAGTTGATTTACGTTTTAAAAATCGGCTATAATTCAAAAGGTGAAGGATTGTATGAATTCATCTTTTCAGAGAACCCGGAAAATATTGATGTTGAAGGATGGTGTTGGGATATTTCGCCAGCTTGTGATAACGCATTACCACCAACCGAAAAATATGTTAAAGCGATATATGGTTTAAAAACAAACACCTTTGATTTGTTTTGTTTACATGAAGCAGTTGACCGTGAATATATGCATGGCTATCATACCATTCATGCTCTTGCATATGAAATTGATAAACAAGTTGATGAAAACAGTGGTAGTGGCTTTGGTGATTATGAAAAAATGTTCGAAAAAGAAGAAGATGATGATTTACCATTACTTGTCTTTCATTATGGAATAACATTAGAAAAAGTTAAGGAAATTTTGGAAACAAGAAAAATTGTTTTAAAAAATAATGAATTTATTGAGGTTTCTTCGATAAGGTTTTAGTATTTATTGGGGAGTTCATCCCATCATTTGAGGGAAGGAAATCGGAAAACGGTATGCCAAGATGCATATCGTTTTTTGCTCATCTTACCGGAATTGGAAGAAGGAGTTTCGAGGCACGATGCATCACAAGATATGCACCGTGCCTTGCGGTTTTTATATGGGGTAGTATTTATTATAAATATTTATAAATGAGTCTTAATGTAGATTTAAATATTGACCCCGAAAAGAATAAAAAGAAAATTGAAGAAGACGATTCTTTATTTCCCGAACATGTTCCCGTAGTTCCATTTGATGTCCAAAAAGAAAGAGAAAAGGAAGCTGTAAGAAAGTTAGCTGCTGAACTCAGGAAAAAATCAGGTAAAATTGAACCGATTATCGTAACTGAATCAGGTGTTGTAAAAAAAGCAAGCGAATTAACGGTAACTGAACAAAAACAAGAAATTATTCGCTGTGCAACCAATCCGATTTATTTCATTGAAACATATTTAACAATCTTTGACCAGACACAGGGGAAAGCTGGTTTGATTGTGCAATTCAAATTATTTGATTTCCAAAAAGATTTGATAGATACTTATATGAATAACAGATTTGTTGTCGCTAACAAGTATCGTCAGGCAGGTATTTCAACAACCACCTGCGCATACATTGCATGGTATGTGATGTTTAATGCAAATAGACAGGTTGCTATTGTTGCAGATAAACTTGAAACAGCACGTGATGAGATTATGAGTGACGTGGTGCTATTCATTGATAGTTGTCCTGATTGGCTCAGACCTAAAACTGGTAGAGATGCAGATGGAAAGAATTTAAAAGATACACAGAAAGATAAGATTTACGATAATAATTCAAGATTAGGTGCTTTCTCATCGAAAGGACTTCGTGGTATGACACCAACCCTGATTTTCTGGGATGAAACTGCGTGGACGGAGAAAGGTGATAAGTTCTGGACTGCTGCAAGACCTACATTGGGTACTGGTGGTGGTGCTATTATGGTTTCAACACCTTCTGGTCTTGATGCTGTATTCTATAAACATTTCGATGGTGCTCGTAGAGGGGAAAATAACTTTAAAGCTGTTGAATTGTGGTGGTTTAACGACCCACGTTACAATAAAGGTTTGGTTTGGTTGAAAAATAAAGGCAAAGAAACCGAAATTAGGGTTGTTGACGAAAATTGGGATAATAAGCAGCGTATCAAAATGATGGATGATGGCTGGGAAGCAAGTTCCCCTTGGTTTGAAGAACAGGTTAGAGATGCAAACGGTGATATGCGTAAAATCGCACAGGAACTTTTGTGTTCTTTCTTGGGTTCTGGTGATAACTTTATTGCTGAAGAATATTTAAAACGCATTCAGGAAAATGAGGTTAAATCAGAATTTCGTCAGGAATACATGGATTTAAATATGTGGATTTGGGAAGACCCATTACCCGGTGAAACATATATAATGACGTTAGACGCTTCTCCGGGGCATGGTGAAGATAATTCAACAATGAACATGTTGAAGGTTAAGGAAATCACAGAAGAAAAAATTATCACAAAAGGCGATAAGACAAAAAAGGTTAAGATAAAAAGAAATAAAACCGAACAAGTTGCAGAATATTATGGCAAAGTAACTCCCCAGATGCTTGCCGAAATTGCATATCAATATGGTAAAAGATATAATAATGCATATTGTGTTGTGGATATAACTGGTGGTTATGGTGTTCAAACTGTTGAAAAACTTTTGGAATTTGGATATGAAAATGTTCACTATGCTGAAGTAACACATAAACCATCAAGGGATAGGTTGCAGGGATACATTAAAAAGGGACAAAAAATAATGCCTGACGGTGCAATAATAAATGTTGATTTGATTCCCGGATTCTTTATTGGAAATAACCGTCCATCGGTTCTTCTTGAAATGCAAAGAGCTATTCATATGGAAGATGTTCTAATTCGTTCAGTGAGATTATTGAATGAATTAAAAACATTTGTGACAGTGCCGGGTAATCGTGTTGCTGACCACAAACGTTCATTCCATGATGACTCAATCATGGGATTATCACTCGGATTATATGTGCTGAATTTTGATATGGCAAGATATAAGCAAAGTAAGGGAATTACTGAGCATATGCTTAATGCCATCATATCTAATAATGACATTTCTACAATGGAAAGAAAGAAAGATGTCAAGAACAAACCAATGATTTCACCAAACAGTGTATCACCCATGAATCCATATCTGGTAAATGGATGGTTATTTAAAGGACTGAACGAGAAAAAGAAAAATTAAATTGTATTTATATTTAAATAAGTTTTTTATGACTTTTTCGAAAAATCGAAGTATTTATAAAAAAATATAAAAAATTATAAAAATGGCTGACGAACAGAAAAGAGGGACTATATATCAACAGCTTAACAAAATGTTGAATCTTGATGGTTTTGGATTTCAGGATGCACAACCTGCAATATCACAAAGCACACCAATAAAAGAACCGCCAAAAGTAATTATTAAAGGCAACAGTCCTGAAGAAATACAAAGAAAGGGTTTGGAGTTACAGCAAAAGCGTGAACTTCAAAATAAATTTTTTAGGACAACTGATAGAGGCTTCCAGAAAGCACTTCAGTATGAAGCAGCCAGACTTCCGGCATATATTGACTATGAAGGTATGGAATACTATCCAATCATTTCAAGTGCATTGGATTTATTCATGGAAGAAGCTACGACCATTGGTTTAAATGGTAAAATGCTCAACATTTATTCTAATAAAGAAAGAATCAAGACATTATTGGAAGAATTCTTTTTTGATGCAGTGAATGTGAATGTTAACTTGCCTTTCTGGGTAAGAAATACTCCAATTAAGTATGATAGCATGATTCCATTGTTAGATGGCACTTCGATAACAATAAAAGAATTGTCAGAAAAATTGAAATCTAATCCAAATGAAGAAATTTGGACATACTCGATTCAAGACAAGACAAATAAAATTGTGGCAGGTAAAATAATTTGGTGTGATTTAACAAGAAAAGATAGTGAGATATTAAGAGTTACTTTTGATGACGGCACATATGTTGAAACAACTCCAGACCACGAATATATGCTCAGAAACGGCACATATTTAAGGGCAGATGAACTAACCGTAGGCATTAGCCTAATGCCGTTTTATACTTTGAATAGCAAAGAATCTAATAATCTTTTGGGGTATGAAAAGGTTTATAATCCATCATCAGGTCGTCACCAATTTACACATAGAATTGTTGCACAACAATGTGTTACAAATATTAATGAAGAATTAGAATGTGGTGAAAATTTTGTTACACATCATATCGATTTTAATAAAAAAAATAACCACCCATCCAATTTACTTAGAATGACGACAACCGAGCATAGTAATTATCATAGTATGCTTGGTGATAAAGGTAGGCTATTACTTCAAAGGAACGATATTAAAGAAAAGAGAATGTTAGGTATCGACAAATATTTGCGTTCCGAAAAAAGAAAGAAAAGACTTTCAAAAGAAATGACTGGAATTTATCCTAAATATTTTAGCGATTATAATGATAGTTCACTACATGATGACCATAATAAGATTAGAACCAACAAGATGTTGGAACACTGGTCTAATACGGATTATCGTGAAATGGTTAAAGATGAAATGCAATTAAAAATCGATGATTGGTGTTTATCCTACATGATTCAAATTTTGAAAAAATCAAATAATTATATTTCTGCCCAAAATTTAGGTAAAATACTGATGTCAGATGATGATTTTATGATGCTATTTAAAAAAGCTAATAGTACAATAAGAAAAGATTTAACTAAATCATTATCTTCGACAACATTGGTTAAACTTATTTTCAGAAAGACACAAAAAACCTATTGCGACTTTGCATTAGAAATTAATTCAAATTTTAATAATGAGAGTAATTTTAAACGTGCATTGGCGGTTTCTAAAGTGCGTGGTAATAAAAACTGTGTTTTAAATCATAAGGTAGTATCTATTGAGAAATTAACAGAAAAACATGATGTTTATTGTATGGAAGTTGTTGGTAAAAATAATGAACAAGATAGACATAACTTTCCAGTTTGTAGTAAAGACATGAATGGAGATTATACCAGAAACGGTGTGTTTCTTTCAAATTGTAAATATGGTGATAATTTCGTATTACTTTATGGTGAACGTAAAAAGGGTATCACACATGTTAAGCAATTGGTTAATTATGAGATTGAGAGATTCGAAAGAATACAAAACGGTAAACCAAGTGTAAGATTTAAGGAAAGAATGACTGGTGATGAGTTTAACACTTTTGAAATGGCTCATTTTAGACTTCTTGGTGATGACAAATATTTGCCCTATGGTTCATCAATACTTAATAAGGTACGTAGAGTTTTCAGGCAATTAGTAATGGCTGAAGATGCTATGCTTACCTATCGTATTATTCGTGCAGGTGAAAAGAAAGTATTCAAAATTGACGTTGGTAATATTGATGAAGAAGATATTGAAGAATATATCTATAAGGTTGCAACTAAATTCAAAAAAGTAGCACAAGTATCTCCGAATGATGGTCAAATCGACTATCGTTTTAACATACTTGGTAATGATGAAGATTATTTCTTACCAGTAAGAAACGCAAATGCTCAAACTGGTATTGAAACACTTCCGGGTGCATCAAATCTTGACCAGATTCAGGATATTGAATATTTACGTGACAATTTATTTATTGGTTTAGGCGTTCCAAAACCATTCTTGTCATTCCAAGATGCTGCTGGTGCTGGAAAAAATATGGCTCAGTACGATATTCGTTTTGCTAAAAAAATTAACCGTATTCAGCAAGCAATGATACAGGAACTCAATAAAATGGCAATGATACATTTGTATTTATTGGGTTATACTGGTGACGATTTAAATAGTTTTCAATTA